TTTAGCTCACGAGGGTGCACCTCACACCTGGCTAGGGTGACTCGTGAGTCGTGCCCACCGCAGTCTTCACATCTAGCAAGTGCTATAGACCCATAAGAAAGCAACTTAGAGTGAGTTCGCAATGACTCCCAGTTAATTACATAGACATCGGCTTTTTCCTCAAAAGCTTTTCGCCTCTGCGTGGCACTGCCCTTAACAACAGAAACGTTTACTCCGGGCCACCACCTATCGAACTCTCGTTCCCAGTTACTCTTTAGGGTGTTTGGGCAAACAATGAGCGCAGGGAAAACTTCGTCTCCGGCATCAAACATCTTCTTTAGAGCTCGAATAGCCTGAGCGGTTTTACCTAGTCCGGGCTCATCTGCAAGGAGCGCTCTACGAGACTTAACAAGAAAATCTACACCAGCTCTCTGATGTGGGAAAAGATCGGCGTCTCCCTCAGACTGCTCTTCTATGTCCCTAAGAAGATTACTTGGGTCTATTCGAGATTCTCTCTCACTCTTAGCCCAGGCGGCTAGCCGAGGACCAATAGTCAGCTCATCTTTAAAAGTAGATCGTAAGGCTAAGCAGCCAGTCCACGATACAGGAATACGCCAAACTTGATCTTTAGCACTCCAAGCAGAACCAGGAAGCGCTCTACATATCTCCTTTAGTCGCCACTCAGCGTTAATTTGGATATGATCAGCGGACTCATCAAGTTCAACATAAACAGGCACTAGGCCTCCATCTCGTCATTTCGTATTTATATATTATCAGAAAAAAATGTTTCGTGCAACTGTTTTTTGATAATACCTATCTTTCTAGCAACTTTATTGGTTTCCAGCCAAGTTTTACAAGTCTTAGTAGAGCGTGTCGAATAGCATCTAATGCGTGACCCTCTCCTCCACGGTGCCAATACTCTAGAAACTTTAAAGCCTCGTTCGGGAACATGGCCTTGGCATCAGCAGGAGCCTGAAAAACTATATCCTCTGGCTGCCGGCCAGCGTCTAACATGCACTGCTTTAAAATCCCTATCTGCTCTAGGCTATAGGGCGACTGAGAATTACGCAAGGTCTGGGCATTTATGGTGAAGCGCTCGCACACTATAGACAGGTTTTCAGCCATCTCCGGGTTGCTCAAAACGGCCCGTATAGGCTCTGCATATTCATGCTGTTGGAACTCCCCAGACCACTCTAAAACGGGCTCCTGGCCCGTCTGGAGGCTAAATAGGGCCATTCCAGTGGCCTTCCCAGGGTCTACGGATAGCACGTATTTAGTCATCTTTTTGCCTGCCTCTCTAGGTAGCACTGGGGGCAATAGCTGCCAGTAAACCTGACTCGATGTCTCCTGCAAGGGTAGCCAATATTACGTTTTTTACGCATATTTTGAGTTATCTCCTCTGCTTCACCTCTAGGAGCGTTCAGAACAATTTCATCGTGAACAGGCACAATCAAATATTCAGTCAGATCGGCTTGGTCAAGTTTTATAAGATTTGACTTAAAGACTTCTGCAGCACCACCTTGAATCAGATAGTTAACAAGAGTATAGACACGATCGTCGTCACAGGGGATTCTTCTACCAGTCCAAGTATTGACATACCCCTGGCCTTCTGACTGAAGCTTGCGCATCCCTTGATCTTCTATCTCGCGTTGGAATCTTTGCATCCCTGGGAATCTTTTATCAAAAGCATTAGACACCGCACGCATCTGCTCTTCCGGAACACCGGCGGTCAAAGCCTGCTTAGCAACACCAGCGCCGTAAAGACGTCCGTACACTACTCCCTTAATTAGTGCACGTCGCTTGTCTGATTTTTGCATACCTGGATCTTGGTATATCTCTCTACCAATTTCCGTAAACGGATCCGATCCAGTTGCATCTGCAAGATTAAAAAGCTGAATTAGGTTTGGATCTTTAGACAAGGATGCAAACATTCTAAACTCAACCTGGTCAAGGTCGGAAGTTACAATTACGTGGTCATCATCTTTTGGTAGGAACGCTCTGCGCACTGTGTCGTCACCCTTAGGTAGAGTTTGCAGAGCAGGGTTTTGAATTGACATACGTCCGGTACGAGCACCCATAGTCTTTACAGATGGGTGAACAAAGCCATCTACGTTGTCATTTAAGAAGTTTAAGAAATACGTGCTTGCAAGTTTTCCAGCTTTTCTATACTTAAGTGCCGTCTCTGCAAGTTGCTTAATCTCAGGGGTGCCATTGATCACTAAGAATTTTAGCTGGTCCGCCGAAGCAGACTTTTGACCGGTCTCCGTGCGCTCCGTAATCTCAGCGCCTAACTCTTCAAACTGCTGAACTAGTTGTTGGTTACTTCCAATAGATAGACCGTTGTAGGCAGATTTAGCCCAGTCTTTTACTTGATCTGTATAGCCAAGAAGTTCATCATATTTTTTCTGCGAATACGCTAAGTCTACGCGTGCCCCATTTAGCTCCATACGAGTAACTATTCGACGAGTATTCATTTCTAATTCGTACGGGATGCTGTAAGAAGCTCCAGGTGCAAATTTAGGCCAGAACTTCTCCCAAAGCCGCATCGTAAGAACAGGGTCTAAAGCGCCATAGGCCCAGTAGGGCTCAAACATTACTGGAACAGATCCCCAAGTCCAACCGTTGTCCATAAGACCCTCATCCAAAACACTTTGAAGTCGTGCAGCCTGAGGATCTATATACTGCTGAGTTAGCTTTTTCAGTGCTCCAGAACCCAGAGGGTCGAGCAGCTGAGCCATAATCATTGTGTCGTGTGCACGGTGCCAAGGTATAGACCACTCAGATTGAATGTCAAACCATCTGGCTTCGAAGGCGACATTGTGGCAGACAATAGGGCCATCAAATTTTTCCATCGCTTCGTAGAAGACGCCCTTCCACTGATCCCAGGGGATTGACCAACCGGTCATAGCGTCGCCAACTTGAACTAGACGCAGGCGGCCGTGCCAAGGAGAGAGCGCATGAGCGCGGGGCTTGCCAGGAAGCTCTCCGGTTTCAGTGTCAATAGCAATAGCATTATGCGGTCGACTCTGCCCCAACCAGGACAGAAACTTTTGAGCCTCATCAACGCTGTTGACTAGGTTTAGCTGAACTCCCTCTAGTCCTGATGTCATTTTTGTCGTTTCGTTCGGTGTTAGTTTGCCCCTAAGGGATTATCTCGTAATTGTATACGTTTGCAATGTCAGAGTCAAGTTTAGAGGCCTCTTCCAATAAGCGCTGCGCCACGGAGGTTAGGTATTTAGCATCGTTATTGTCATATTTATATAAAGCATCAAGTACAGCTTCAGGCTTTTCCGAGACCTGAGCCCAGTAGCGGTATTTTTCTGGGAATATCAGCTCAATACTATCGTCCGGATCACAGTCTGGGCAGGGCACTGCTTTTGGGGAAAGACTGGATGCTGACGCCTCTTGCAGACTGTATCTGTCTACCAGCGGGCAGGCAGCACCGTGAAAAACTAAGGAAACCCCTATTCTTGAAAGAATGTAGGATCCGCTTTCAGTTCTGTAAAGCTCAAACTCGATCCAACGAAGAGAATTTCTGCTTTCCGAGGTAGACTTAGCTAAAAGAACTCCATTAAATTGTAAAGTTCTATTTCTATCTTTTACCTC